CTGCTTCCGTTGAAGTAAATACTCCCACCACCCCACTTGCTCTGTGTTGTGCTGATCTGAGCATTCCCAACAGTCTCCAGCACATTCTTGGCAGTGGCATCGACAACGCCAGCGTTGGTGAAGTTGAGGAGGAGTTGAGTACCGGAAACCGCTGTTAAGGGTGCCGTTGGGACGGTGTACGTCGTTCCAGAATAAAGCGCTGTTCCGACGACAACCCTTGTGCTTGACATGTAACCGGCATAAGGATCTGCGCCGCTTGAGTTTGCTCCTAGCGATACTGCTGATGTTGATGTGGCAACAGAGCCGGTAAAAGGGTTTGAAAGAACTCGTGACCCATTCAAGTACAAACTAACCGTGTTACTTTCACGAACAAATGCACAATGGTTCCACGCATTTAATTGCAACGGTGCAGTGCTAACGTAATCACTAAAAGCTGATCCGTTATACAAAATTCCTCTTATGTATCTATTGCTGTCATTTGATAAGAGCATCACCCACGAATACGATGATGTCCACTGCCCAATCAGAATCGGCTGCGCTGGCGATCCAGTTGGATAAAACCAGCCTTCTATGGTGAAGTTTGAGCTTCCAACATCCCACGCAGCATTGTCTGGCACCGTCAAATAATCCAACCCACCATCAAAGTACCCGCTACCACCCACTGCGGCAGCACTGTAGGAGGACGTTGGTGCGAAGGGGGAGAAGGGGGTTACGGCAACACTACCATTAGCTGTGACGGCGAAGCCGTTAGTGCTAGCATCACGGAAGCGGTTGGATTGGCAGATAAGGAGTGAAGTCTGCGTACCTGTTATTGCAGAAATGTTTGTACCTGCTGACTGTGTAGCCGCTAGCGGTGATGTTGGTGGGGTGAATGCTCCGGTATATACCGCAACGCCTTTGACAATTCTTACATTACTTATATATCCATTCCACCGACGATCAGCCCCACTTTGATTACCTATCGTGCAAGCAACGCTAGTGCTAAAGTTTGTGGATACTGGATCGGCGGCGACTGAACTTCCATTTTTATAAATTGTTAATGTTGTGCCACTCCTAACAACAGCAACATGAACCCACTGATTCAATTCCATAGCGGTACTTGCAAGTGTACCAGTAGTAGTAATATTGTTATAAAACTCTAATTTTCCTGCTGAACCAATACGCAACCAACAGTTGCCATGTAAACCAATAATCCAGTTGTCGGTCTGATTTGCGGTCGCATAAACGAACGCCTCCATCGTAAAGTCGCCTGCACCAAAAGCAAATGCCGCACTGCTTGCGGTTGTTAACATATCAGTAGAAGAAGAGCCAAATACAGCACCCCACCCAGTCTGGCTAAAGGGCGAGAACGTCCCCTGTGTTGTGTCGCCGTTGCGGGTGATGGTGAAGTTATTGCTGGAACCGTCTAAGAACGTATTGTTCTGTGCGCCGTTAGTGCCGTTGCCTGGGAGTAGTAGTGATGTTAAGTTATAGTACTGGTCTTTTATTACTCCAGCACCACTCATGAGTAAACCAAAGATACCAGCCATAATTAGCTCACGTTACCAGTGATAACACACTCTGTACCGCTAATGAACAATACAGTAGCTACACCTCTGGTTGCTAATGACACAGTAGCTTGGTCTGTATTAGTACCAGCAATGTATGCTGTAGTGATCGTACATGTAATCGTTAGACTACCTGATGTATTGTTGTACAGTGATACAACATCACCAGCAGAGAAGGTTGAGTTAGGAATGGTGATACCAGCGGACAAAGAGATAACCTTGCCTACATCGCTAGTAGCCATTGTGGTCGTGGTAGAGCTAACAGGTACGTTTAGGAAGCCAAGCGTTGTATCCGCATCAGGCAACGTAGCAGTACGGTTAGAGTTAGTATTAGCGGACTGTAGTGTATGTGTACCAGTACCGCTAGCATTTCCTTGAACTTTAATATTAGACATCTTTTATCCTTATTCCATGACTAACCATCGTTGTCCAGTACCTACAGTGACAGCGATTCCGGTGTTAATTGTAACAGGTCCAACGCTAATACCATTCTTAGCGGCAGTGACTGTATAGTTTGAAGAAATTGTTTGATCATTCTCTAGGATCGTTGATGATCCTCCACCACCGCCACCTGTGGCAGATAACGTACCAGCAGAGAAACTTAACCCAGTGCCTATCGTAACGTTGCTAAAACCACCAGAGCCATTACCGTACAGGATAGATGTACCACTAGTTGCTGGTGCATAATCAGTACCGGATACAGCAGCAGTGAATGCTGTAGAACCATTACCTTTTACGATACCTGTTATGCTTGAAACACCTGTACCGCCATTAGCAACTGCTACTGTACCAGTGACATTACCTGCGTTACCGCTGATATCACCTGTTATCTTTGATCCAGCTAAGGCTGTAAGCCATGTTGGGTTTGAATAGCTACCACCTGTAGATACACCGTCAGCGATGCTGTAACCACTTAGCGTTGTAGGTGTACTGCTTATTTTACTCCAAGCTAACGATGTAATCCATGTTGGATCTGCATAACTACCATTTGTGTATACACCATTCGTTACTGTACCAGCATTACCTGTGATGCTGATACCCCAAGTTCCTGTAACTGACGCTGGTGCAATGTTCTTCCAGTATTGGTTTGCTGAATCATACTGAAGTATATCATTATTGGCAACAGAAGTAATCTTAACATTGTGTAACTCATTCAGTTCCCAACCGTTGTTAATATTTAAGAACAACTCACCTGAAGAGGCGTTAACCTTAACAACCCAACCTAGGAATACCGTATGTGCTGGTGCTGATGGTCTTGTTGCTGTAAATCCACCAGCAGTCTGTGATAAGTAAACATCGTCACCAGCAGTGAATGCACTGGTATCAATACCTCTAATCACACCAAAGGTGGCTACAAAGCCTTCTGCACCGTTAGCAATGTCTTCTGCTGTTACACCTAGTGTAGGTGCGGACAAGGATTCCGTATCTGCGTCAGCAAGCACTACACTGGGTCGTTGTCCTTGAGCACCTGATACAGCAACTACCTTACCTTTTGTAATCGTAGATCCTGAACCATTGTATACTAAGACAACATTCTCTTGACCTACTTGGAGATCAACATTGTTACCTTTTAGACGAGTAACTAATGATCCATCACCACTGTCATACCATAATTTACCTACAGCACCAGTAACCGTAGCTGCTGTGTCAAACTGTATGAAGTCTGGTGAGCTAATACCACCAGTGATACTGTCTAGGCTAGTGATGTTTGTGTTAGCACCTGAGTTAGCAGCACCTAAGGTGTTGTAACTGATTGTTCGTGCTACAGAACCATCAAAGGTGGTTCCTGATGCAGCACCACTACCACTATTGTTGAAAGTAACTGCATTGGTTGTTGTACCACCACCGCCAGCAGCAACAGTATCCCAACCGAATGCTGTTCCACTCCACTTAAGGTAGGTATTTGATGTGGTAGGAGCATCAATAAAGCCTGTAGTATCAGCACCAAGCTGATAAACAATCTTATTAGCAGCACCACCAGCAATCGCTGTTGCAGTGCCAGCATTACCACTAATGTTACCAGTGATCTTTGATCCAGCCAGTGATGTAATCCACGTAGGATTGCTATAGCTACCACCAGTGCTTACACCATCAGAGATACCATAACCTGATAAGGTTGTTGGTGTTGATGTAATCTTAGACCAAGCTAATGCTGTGATCCATGAAGGATTACTGTAGCTACCTGTTGTGTATACACCGTTAGTGACAGTACCTGCACTACCTAGAATGTCAATATTCCAAGTACCAGTAGCGTTTGTACCTGTAATGCTAGGAGCACCAAGGGTGTTGTAGCTGATTGTACGGGCTACAGAGCCATTAAAGGATACTGGTGAGGCTGCGCCAGAACCAGTGCTGTTAAACGTCACTGAGTAGGTTGTAGTGCCTCCACCGCCTCCTCCACCGCCACCAGCAATCCAAGATAGATTACCATCACCATCTGTGGAGAGAACTTCTCCAGCATGTCCTGTCTGATCTGGTAGTAGTTCTGTGATGCTCATCTGTCCTTGTTTGAACATCTGAACTACAGCATCACTAGCGATACGTGTTACGTAACCAGCATTGATTTGTTGTCCGTTAGATAGTTCAACAACTAACTGATCATCAAAGTCAATGAATACATTGGTAACACTTACACCATCAACACCATCCCTACCGTCTCTTCCATCAATACCGTCTTTACCTGGACGACCATCAATACCGTTTGTACCATCACGGCCATCCTTACCGTTTACACCGTCCTTACCATCTCTACCAGGATCACCTTTCTTTGTAGAAAGATCTTTGATCTCATTGTACTTAGCGGTAAGTCTATCTTCAATCTGTTTAAAGGCATCAACGATGTAAGCGGATTTAGTCTTGTTTACCTCCAGATCATGTTTCTGTTTCTCTTCACGAAGACCAGCAATTAACTCTTTCAACAAGAGTTTCTTATCTCGTGAAGAAGCCTGCATTACTGCATCAATAAGTTCTTTAGCCATTGTCGGTCAACTTATCAAGTAGTTCGTTGAGCATATCTTCATCACCAGGGAGTATACCAGCTTTACTCATCTGCATTTCTACAATCTTGGTGTTGTTCGCTAAGTCAGCTTCTTTGAGCATTAACTCTGCTATCTTGACTCTACGGTCAAACTCAGTCTTAGCAGCATCGTCTTGGTTTGGTAAGTTCTTAGACACTGCTGCCATTATTTTAGCACGAGTCTCTTCAGGAAGCAACTGTGCTTCTATCGCTGTCTTCTGAGCCTCAGCAGCATCCTTAGCAGCTTTAGCTTGTTTCTCTCGGACACTAGCCTCAGCATCTGCTAACTGCAACTGTGCTGCTTGTTGTTGTATCTGCTGCTGTTGTGGGTCTGGTTGAGCAAGTTGAGCCAACTGAGCTAACAATGTTTCTTTGTTAGGCAACGAAGAAGTCTCAATAACACCTTGTAACAACAGAGGAACGATAGGACTGTTCGGACCAAGTGTAGACAACAATGCAAGTATCTGTGCTTGTTCAAACTCTCTTGCTATCATACCCATCGTACCGGTAGCAACAAAGTCAAAGTCTTGTACTGGATAGCGATCAGGACTAAACTGCATGTATCTCCATGCTGCTTTCTCTACAAAAGGAATCAAGAAGTCTTCTTGGAAGTTAACCAACGATCTCTTGTTCTTTTTAATCAGTCCGGACACTGCCATAGCAAGACCAGCAGTGGCTGCTTCACCACCAGAGACCTGTGCAGGGAGGTTTGCTGTGTCTAATGTACCTGTAGCCTGCAACATCATCCGTTCAAAGACCTGTGCAGACTGTAAATTAGCTGGATCTGTGTTACCAAACTTGAATGGTGTTAAGATTTCGTTAGGATTACCATTAGTTAGGATGGTTTTACCAGGACGAATCTCAAATTTAGCTCCTCTAGGCAGTCTTGTAGCGTCTACAGCCATCATAGGAGCTGTTGTAAGCCCTAAAGAGTCTAAATGGCTACGTAACTGAGCATCAACAGCCTTTTGCATGTTGTATGCCTTCTCAGCCGTTCCTCGACCCCAGAAACGACCAGGAATTGAGTCAGCTTGGTAAGCAACTACAGGCCTATCTTGCATCATAAACGGGTTTTCTTCAGCCTTTAGCAGGGCTTCTCCGTTTGCAATGACCACCATAGCCTCAACCATGTCTGAATATAGCTCATCATCTTCATAAGCCATGTCATCAGGGTTTGCTAATAGCTTTCTAGGCACTAAACCATAGTACCTTAACATAAGAATCTTGTCATTCTGGTAATATGTTAGGTCTTGATCAGGCTCTAAGTCAGTATCTACAGCAGCATCACCGAGTGCAACTGCTTTGTATACACCATCTTCCATGCCTTTGATGACTGCATGTCTACCTACATACTCTTCAATGGCACAACCCATAGCATCTTCAATGCTTGTTGAGTTAGGATCAATGATAAAGTTCTTAGGATTGATGGGTTTTAACTGCACAGCAATGCGATTGTTGGTTCGGACACCAATCATAGACAGTCCAGGCTGTGCTGAAGGCTGTGTTGCTGGAGCCATCTCCTTCTTTTGCTTAACAATCAACTCACCGATACCAGTACCATAGATCTCAGCTAAGGTCATGACATTACCAATAGCTTTTCTGATCTTGTCTTTCTTAAAATCTTCAGACAAACGAGTACGTAAGATCTCAATGTCTTGTTTATCCTGGTCAGCAACGTCATCACTGATGTCGAAGAACTGTCCTTTAGCGAACACAGCTTCTTCAAGATCAGCTTGTTTGTTGTCTACTGCCTGCTGTAGGGCAGGGGAGATGATCTTTGAACGCTCAGATTGTCTGGTTTTATCTTCATCAGCCCAGATTCCACGCCAAAGACGTTCATACTCTTCCCATCTTGGGAGGTAATTCTCATCTCTGTAGTCCCTCCAGTTGTTGCATCGATCCATCACAAATGCTACTAGAGCATTCTGAGGAGTGATTTCGGATTCAAATTTCATGTTTGGTTATCCTAATAGCCTGCTACTTGGTCCAATACTTCAAATTCTTCTTCATCAAGGTTTTGATTCCAGTTTGCAGTTTGTATTTGATCAATGTAGCTAAGTGCATCAATCAAATCATCATGTGTCTTAGTGTCTGGGAACTGCATCAGTTGGTCTAAGAACTGATAATTCCAGTCACCTTCATTTAAAACAATCCTACCATGCTCAAATCGACCCTGTAGTGACCAAACAATCCTATCTGCTTTCTTCTTATTACCATGCGTTAGTTCTTCAATCCTAGGATAGAATCCATTCCTACGCATTAGATCGTGCATATAAGGCATCACTGCATTCTTCAGTGCACCTTTCTCTATCCCAACACAACTAACTCTGTAATCCTTTGCAGCCTTTAATATACGTACTGCTGTCTCTCGGACATCCCACCTACCATGTAGTATGTCAGCAACCCACCAGCCTTTGGTGTTAACCTTAACAATGGCTATCGCTGTTTCATCCAGTTTCGAATTCTTCGACTTGTTCGTCTGAGAAGAATCCGAGAAACCACATAGATCCACCGCCATAAAGTAGTTACCTTCATCGGGTTCCTCGTCGCTAACTTTAATCCATTCTTCCTTAAATATCTCACTCTGAGATGCTTCAAATGAAGCCATAAACTCTTGTCTGAAAGCAAAGCTAGACATTGAACCTTTAGCAGCTTCAATCTCTGCTGGATCTAACAAAGGATTATCAAAGCTGGTGAAGTGCCATGCCTTGTAATCCTTATCCTTACCACTATCACCTAGCCTATACAGTTCATAGAAGTGGTTTCTACCCATTGGTGTACCAATGAACATTGCTCTACCCTTCTGATCCGCTAAAGCAGGTCTTAAGATCTGTTCGAACACCTGTGGCTTCATGTCAGCGTATTCGTCCATCACTAGATACTTTAAGCTGACACCACGCATTGTCTCTGGTCTGTCTGCACCCTTTAGTGAGATCATTGCACCATTGACTAAGGTAATCTGCATGTTGTTAACATGGCTACCTTTAATGACTGTATGGCCTAGCTCTAACAGCGTAGACCACATAATATCTCTAGCTTGACCCTGTGTTGGTGCCACATACCAGACATGACCCTTCTCAGTCTGTAGTGCCTCTATGATCAGTGTCCAAGCTGCTAACCTAGATTTACCTGTACGTCTACCAGCAGCGATGATCTTAAACCTTGCTGGATCTTTAAAGACATCTTGTTGCCAAGGAAGTAACTTAACTTGTAGATCCATCGTCTTCTTCTTCGTAATCAATCAACGTGGTTTCTACCTCAACAGGTTCATGCTCAATCATTTCTACTGGATTATCATTCACTCCAGTGATGTTGATGGTAATGGCTCTAGAGCCTCCTCCAACACCTTTATCCTCAAAATAAGATACTGGCAACATCCTATCAACACACAGCTTCAGTGCTGCCATCTGATCCTTATCCTCATCATTCAATGCTTTGTGAACAATCTTACGGATAATGGCCTGTGAGTGTGTCAGCAACAGCGAAGCTGTTAACTCTTTAATCCTTGCTGCTTCACCAGGAGGTCTACCTCTTTTAGCTCTTTTGATGTACTTCTGTACTTCTTCCTTCTTTGGTCTTCCTCTTTTCCTTTTTTTGGCAGGCACTTTCTTTTCTTCATTGACTGCCACAACATCCTGGCTGACCGATGAAGGTAGCGAACAAAGATCAGATACAACTTCAGTTTTAATTTCAGACATCACTACCTCTATATAGTTTCTCTGCCGGAAGGCAGGACTGTAGGGTGTATATAATTTTATGTATCTACAATGTAGTGTATGACGATAAGTTATAAGTCTATTACTGAATTGTTTTTATACAATGTTTTGTTCATA